AACTTTTAGCTGAGTTTACAACACAGAACGCTAGAAGAAATGTATATTCACCTCCATCAGCAGATGTTTCACCAGCGTTTGAAGATGCTAATGAAGAGTATGTCCCTACATTTGATGAAGCTATGAATCTATATCCTTACTACCCTGAAAATCTTATACGAAAAATTCTTGATGTTTGGACAGATACTGGTGAAATAAGTATTGCATTGTCAGAGGCAAGAGCATCAGATGATTTTGAAAAGTCTTTTCCTGGAATAAAAAGACCTGATGGTTCTTTGAGGATGACAGAAATAGAATACTTGGAAACAAAAGATTATATGCAAGATGCATTAAGAACTTATAATCTTAACCCTGGAGTATTTGAACAAGAAATAGCGACAGCTATCTCAGGAGATGTCAGTGCAAGAGAGTTTGAAGGTAGATTACAGTTTGCTTACAATCAATTGTTCGACAATATTCCTCAAGTAAAAGAAATATACATGCAACAAAATGGTATTGATTTATCTGATGAAGCTATATTTGCAATGTTTTTATCTCCTGAATTATCAGAATCAGTATTACAAAATCAAATATTAGTAAGTCAAATATCAGCAGAAGCAGAGGTTGCAGGGTTAGATATTGGTATTACAACAGCACAACAGTTTGTTCAATCAGGTTTAGACCAACAAAGAACTAGACAAATTTTTGGTGATGTTGCAGCAGCAACGCCAGGTATACAATTTTCTGCAGCAGCTCAAGGTGTAAATATTACTGATGAGGAGATAGCAACTGGTTTAGCTGGATTAAGTCCTGAAGAATTATCTGTTATCAGAGGTATAACAACTAGAGCAGAATCAGAATCTTCTGTCGCAACAGGTGCTACACAGACCCAAACAGGCGAAGTTACTGGTTTAATTGAATCTTAACTCTTTGTTTAAACAGCTTGCAATCTATTAATAAATGCTATACTAAAAGTAAGCTAGCACTGAAAAGGATAGTCAGTGGATAAATAATTCTATCTTGTATTCGGTCTTGATGCCTACTGACAAGACCTGTCAAATAAAAACAGTAGAGTAAAAAGTGGAGACACGCAGAGGTTACTCATACACCTCTTGTAAAAATATCGTATGAAGTAAGGACAATTAAATATGGCAGAAGAGCTTAAAAACTCAGAGGAAGAATCCAACGCTACAGATAGCGATAAAAATTGGAAAGAGATGCGAGAAAAAGTAGAACTTTACGAAAATAAAATCGCTGAATATGAAGCTAAAGAACGAACAGGTATTTTTACCCAAGCAGGTCTTGACACTTCAAAAGGTGTTGGTAAAGCAGTTGAAATGATGTATGAAGGAGACTTAACTGTTGAAGGCATACAAGCATACGCATCTGAAGAATTTGGAGTAGAATTTGGGCAACAAGGCGGAATACAAGATACTGGACAACAAAAAGTTCAGCAACAAGAACAAAGTCAAGAACGCTTAAATAATATTCAAAATAATCAAGTTGTAGATATATACAGCGAAGATGTAGTAGGACAGATTCGTGAGATTGAAAAATCAGGAAATGTCAGAAATTCAATAGCTGCAAAACTTTCCGCTATAGAGGAAGATAAAAAAAACAAGAAGTAAGTTTTATCTTCTAAATTGTCAAAACAAAAAAGTACAAACTAGACAATTTATATAGGAGAAGATAAAAATGGCAGAAATATCGTTAACAAACAATACGATTTATGCACAAAACATTAATAACTTTACTGGTGAATTGTTTAAAGTTGGTGGTCAAAGAACACCTTTACTCTCAGCAGTTGGTGGTTTGAATGGTGGCAAAGTATTAAACTCTACATTTTGGCAAGTCCAAGTAGAAGATAATGCAAAGATTTCAACCGAGCCTACTAAAGGACAGGAAGGTTCTACACCTACAGAATTTCTTGGAAGAGACAGGGCTGCATATACTTATGTAACTCAAATTTTCCATAAAGGTGTACAAATGACATACACAGCTTTAGCATCCACTGGAAATCAAAATCCTTTTGATTTGTCAGCTAACATTGCAAATGCCTCAGATGGTGATGGCACAGTAACTGCAGCAGACAAACTAGGACTATTTGGTGGAAACCCAGTAAATGATGAATTTGCTTTACAAATGGAAAAAGCAATGGAAAAAGTAGCTAGAGAAGTTGAGTGGTTTGCATTCAATGGTTCTTTCTCAGATGGTGCAAATGTAACACCTGGGTCAGGAACAAGAGAAATGTATGGTCTTGATGTATGGATTACCATAGGCAAGAACGCTAGCAACTCAGCAGCAGTTAACCCATTAGGTGGTAACTGTTTCTACAATGACACAGCAGGTGATGGTAGTGGTTC